TGTATGCTGGAACTAAAACGTCATTTTCGCTGGCGATTGCCTTGATCTCGTCCCATGTCAGATTCTTAGCGCCTTCTTCGCCCTTAGAATCAACTGCCATCTTGAAGAAGTCTGCTGGGGCAACACGCGATGCCATCTCATCGAGCTGAATCGATTCAGAAATCTGCTTGACTTCGATCTTACCTTCTGTAGGTGATTTGATCAAAGCACCGAGTTTAGCAATTGCGCCGAGCAAAGATGCTGAATCCAATTCGCGAACGTCGATAGTATAGTCTGGACCTTTGTCGAGAGCGTACTTAGACCAAACGTCAATGCCTTGAATTCGACCGCCTTTAGCACGAACCTGAAAGGCACGATCCCCAAAGAAGTAAACATATGCCTGTCCGCCAGCAACTTTCTTTACGCCGGTCTTTCCACCTTCGCGATAGATCTTTGATCCAAGTGCGCGTGGGAGTCGACGTTCAAATGCTGAGATAAGACGATCAAGGTCGTCTTCTGAGAATTGAGTTTCAATGAGGAATGCTGAGAATGATGTCATGGTGATAATCGATAATGCGATTTCTTATTTATAGCGGATGGCAATGGTTCTTTCATTTATTCCATCGTGAGTGAATAGGATTCTCGAAGTTTGGGTCTAGCAATTGGCATTTATTTCCACAGTATGTAGCATATGGTTTGTTAAACCTAAAGAACGATACCGGTCTATCACAGATTTTACATGCTGGTCGTTCTTTAATTTTGAATACATAAGCGTTGATGAGCTCAACAGGATCATTGCCAAACTCTGGATTTTGAATGGCTTGCCAAATGAAGATCCATTTTTGGCGCCGTAGTACTTCGCGCTTACCAAGTTTATAGGCGCCAAGAGTTGGTTCAACTTCTCTTAGAAGACACCGAGTAGCATTCTTGTTTAGGCGACCTTCAGATGTAACTAGAACTTCAAGAATTTCCTTTCGTGTAAGTTTGAAGTTCTTCAGCTCTTCTTCGAGTTGTTCGCGTAACTTTTGTCGATCTCGAGCCCAACGAGCTGTACCGGTTGTCGAGAGCTTTTCTTTTGTCGTTGGCTGCACTTCGAATGCTGGAAAATTACCTTCTCCGCCAATTCGAAGATTCATACATTCCTGTTTCGCCACTTCTTCTTTGGTGACTAGTGATTCTTCGAGAGCCGAAAGCTCTTTACGCGACTTCGCATAACCTATGATCTCTCGCTTATGATTCTCTTTACCGTACTTGGCAATCGATTTCCATAGTCTTTGTCCGCTTCCAAGATACCCGTCTTCGATCTTGTCAGTGCTATGCATGCCGATATAATAGTTGCCCGTGATAGAGCAGGTTGTCTTGTAAACTATGTGAAAGGCTCGTTGATCGGCCCTTTGTTGTTTCTTCTCGCTCATACTAAAATACCTCTAAAGTTGCCTCTAGAGGTATTTAGCGATTCCTGCTAAACTGTTCCTAGGTCAGTCAAGCGACATTACCTCCCAACGCCGTACCGTAGCCAGCGCCAGATTCGATGTGACGAGCGTGATCGAAACGAACGTTCATTGTGATTGTTGCTGATTCAGAAGCTGAGTAGTCACGATCGCCGAAGTCAGCTGATGTGAGCATCGCGCCTTCAAGAACCCAAGTCTGAACAACACCTTCATTACCGTCGAGCTGATCGATCTTAACGCCGAACTTGTAATCAGAACCTGTAGCAGCGGTGTTCAACCAACGCCCGTCAAGGTCGGAACCGATAATGCGTTGTTGAGTTTCAAGCTGCGCCTTAATCACTGTAGCAGCGAGACCAGTGATGTCGTCTTCAACAGTAACGCTGATTGGCTCCCACGAATGCTTGCCAGCAATGTACGCTGTCGAATTATAACGATGAAGAACAACTTCTTCAAATGTCAGGTTCGGCAAAGTGATGTTCGTAACTTGCAAAGTCAGGTTACGTGAGTTTGTACCCGGCACAAGTTGTCCCATGTTCAGGAATGAGATGCGGAATTTGTTCTTCAGACGTGGGTGAAGAATACCCGATCCAGCGCCCGGGATCCCGAAATTTGATAGAGTAGCCGTGATATATCTCCTTGTGCGCCGTAACGCTTTGATTGTAAGTTTCGATGTTGTATTTATCGAACCAGCTTATATCCTAGGTTTTTATTTCAGAAATTCGAAAATGAAGTCATATATACTTATATGACCAATCAACATCAACAATTTATTAAAACGCATTTTTTCGCTAATGGTTTTTATTCATCAGCTCTCGCAAGATGGTGTAAAGAAGACTTTAGCTGGCTAAGTCAATATGAGGGAGATACTATTTCGGAAAAAAGCTGGAATGTTTTTTATCGACGCCCAATATGTATTTGCGGTAATAAAACGTCTTTCATCGATTTTCGCTCTGGGTATAGAAAGTCTTGCTCACTAAAATGCGGGCAGCTTCAACTTATGAATCAGAAGAGTGGACGTCAATCAAATCTTTGGAATGATCAAGTGTGGAGGGATCAAACATCCAAGCGAATGAAGGAGACTCACTTCAAAAATCGTTCTAAAAAGAAACTTGAAGAGCTGAAAGGAAAAGACATACTCCCATTAGATGAGATTACTCCAGGATTCGATAATGTTTATCGATGGCAGCATCGATGCGGCGAGATCTTCACAAAATCATTCAAAAGGACTTTTTCAATTTATTGCCCAAAGTGTCATGTGTCTAAAGGGCAAGGGCAGCTTTATGAATTTATTCGCAAACACTTTAATGGTGAAATCATCGTCAATGATAGATCCGCTATTGCGCCAAAAGAAATTGACATTTATTTGCCAGCACTAAAGCTTGGGTTTGAATTTAATGGGAAGTATTGGCACAGAGGCGACGGGTTTAGAGAAGCGGTAAAGGTCTTTGAAGGTGAGGAAGCAGGCATCAAAATTGTCAATGTGTGGGAGATCGATTGGATTTCGAAAAGGCAGGATGAAGAATCTAGAATCCTCGCTGCCATATCCTAGATAGAACGCTGAGTCATCCGAAAACTAGAATTTTTAGAAGGTCATATGATTTATAATTAGGCAATTCAACATAGACTTCCCATATGAATGTTCTTCAAATAATTGCGCATCCTGATCCAGAAGAATCATCCTTCACACACGCCCTCGCCAAATCATTTAGAAATGGTGCTGCCAAGGCAGATCACAATGTCTCCTATTTCAATGTCTACGATATCGAGGGTTCTGATGTCGGCATTAACGAGATCAAAGATTTTGTCCTAAATGCCGATCGCATCTGCTTCGCGTGGCCATGCTGGTGGGAAATGCCTCCAGCAAAACTCGTAGATCTCCTACAAACTGTTTTCGTTCGCGGGTTCGCTTTTGATCTTGCCGGCGATAGAATGGTTCCTAAGTTGAACATTCCAACAACATGTCTGATTAGCATGGGGCAAAACAAACAACTCAACACCACCAACCTACTTGAGGCAATGACATACTGTGGTCTTCATCCGCAGTTTGCCGTGTTTCAAAATGTTGGTCCGCGGCTTCAACCGGAATTAGCTGAAGCGTATCTTGACACAGCATTCAGGCTTGGTCAACAACTTTAAGGGAATAAAAATGGAAATGAAATTCGCAACCATGCAAGACATGTTCAAGGGTTTGAACCGTGCTGCTCTTGGCAATCCAGAATATGTTGAAGAGACTCGCATCGGTCGAGCGCACGAGCTACTTGATGTCAGCGTTCGAGTGCTGGATACCTCTGACTACATGTTCCCGGACACGCGCATCAACCGTATCTCTTATGACTACGCTTCCACATTCTGGGACTTCCTGGTTTCAGGTGGTACCGACGCTGAAGCGGCATTCAAAGACTATCCGAATGTCGCGAAGTTCATCACCAAACCAAAGAATGATTCGCTGCCAGCGAACTTCAACACCTTTTATGGTCCACGCATTGTCAAGCAACTTGGCAGCGTTATCGCCGAACTGAAGCGCAGTCCAAACACACGTCGCGCCACGTTGATGATTCTGAATGAAGACGATCTTCAACTGCTTGACAAGGATGAAACTCTCGAGTTCCCATGTACCATCGCCTATCATCTGACACGTCGCAATGGCAAACTCATTTTGAGCACGGTCATGCGTTCGCAGAACTTGGCAGTCGTCCTTCAGCTTGATGTGTATCTCCAAATTCGTTTGCTACATCTTGTTGCTGCTGAACTCGGCATCGACATCAAGGATACAGAGTACCACTGCCATATGATCAACGGTCACGTCTTCGAACGCGACTTTGATTATGTTCGCGGCTTCTTGGACTAATCTATGAACGTGCTATGGATCCCAATCTTTAGCATGCGCTCACATGAGACTGGAAAGTACTCCGTCCTAAAGGATGGAAACTTCCAGCTCACAATGGCGCGTGTGTTGGCAAGTGATTTTGGGCGGGTGTTTGTTGCCGTCCCAAACGACATTTCAGACTTACAAGAGTTGACCGAACGATTTAAGGATTCGAAAAACGTTGCCTTTATTCAGATGACGTACGGCATCAATGCCGTTGAAACGAGAGAAACATTCTGGGATGTGAATGCCAGTATGATGGAGAACTTTGAAGGGACTCCAAACAATACAGAGCTCCTCATCACCGACATCACAGGATATGTTGGACCACTGCCTGTAGTGTTCAACTTCAACATCACAAAGCTGCCTGAACTTGATCGTCCATACATCGACAGATTTTTTGATACCGATCTGAAGTCCATCGAGCGATCACTATTCACCACTGTTCTGAATCCTCGTCAGCGAGAATACATTCTTCAAGAGCGCCCAGACCTCAAAGACAAAGTGGTTGTTCACACCAAGTGCGCTCACACGGCACTTCTTCCTAGCGTAGATGACTCTGTGCCGCCGATAAAAGGTTTGATCTTTTGGCCATTCAGAATTTCTGATACTGCTTATCGCTGGGACGAGTTTGTCCGAATCTTCGAAGAGCAACATCTCGGCGAATACTTCAACGTTGTAGTTACCGACCCGAATGATTCGTTGAAGGCGCCGTTGCCGTTGTTCGTAATTCCGTTCCGCCCGTCAAAAGCAGAGTATTACGAGTTCTTGAACAAGCGCCCAATTGTGGTTATGCTCGATGATATTGACACGGTCCTTCATCCAGGCACAATTGAATTCTTCTACTATGGCTGCCCAACAATCGCATTTGGCGCTAAGTTGTTACACAACCCAAATGCCATCCCGACAATTGACATGCTTGCTAGTGCTCTTTCCGATGATATAATCAATTACGATCGCAGAGCTGATTTGACGCCATTCGTATATTCGATAGGCGAGATCGATATGCTCTACAACAAACGGAATATGACAGATGCGAAAAACTAAATTCATTGTCTTCGACGGAATGGACAATTGCGGCAAGAGCACGTTGATCTCTGATCTCGTACGTGATTTGTGGCCAGTCGTGAAAGAAATCAAATTCCCAAAGACGTTGCCATCAGGCAATCTTCTTCGCATCAAGGAAGAAAAGGACTTTGAGCTGTTGTTCAGTATGTTTGATCTTCTGGATTCTACCAGAACGTATTTGATGGACCGATTCATCGTGTCCAATCTGGTGTACGACAAAGTGTTGCGTGGTGAAGACACCCAGTTGTCCAGATACTACTACGATGAATTCAAACGTCGGTTTGATGTTCTCGAAATCTTTGTGACACGTCCGCCGATTGCCGCTGACTTTATAGACGATCGAATCAAATTGACACGAGATCAATTCAATGCCGGTCTTGAAGAGTACAAAAAATACGGAGCAAATCACCAGATTCTGTTTCGTGATGAGAACGATCAACCAGCACGTGAAACACAAGATCGACAAGTCGTTCTTCAAGAATGTATTGAGTTCATCAATCCACTCAACTACACACGCAACTAATATAGCACTAGTTGCTGAATAAGAAATGGGACCAATTGGTCCCATTTTGCTATCTTGATTTTCCGTTTATGATAAGATCATCGATCGGGTGAATGATATTCGATTCTGATTGTTCGGCACGAATACTCTTCTTGAGAGCAGCGATCATCTTCCCATCGATGTCGCGTGATCGCAAACCACCCTGTAAGAAGAAGTGAACTGGGACAGGAGCATCCCCATTCAAACGCTTCACCAGCAGCATTCTAGCACGACCTTCATGCCCTTTGATTTCTGGCAGACCGCCACTCTCGACCTTGCTCAAGCTGATCATAAGGAACGGAATGCCGAGCGCGTATCCTTCCTTAACCAACTTTTCAATCTTACTTGAATCCTCATCTCGACTGCCGCTATGCGGCAGGGCAAGGTCCAGGAAGATAGACGGTTTAACCATACCGACGAAACCATGATAGTAGACCGACCGGTTCAAAGGAACGGCGCCTAGACCATCTTTTGCCGAGAACGTGATATTACCTATCTTGTAGTTCCCTTCCGCTTCAGGCGGCGACCAGGGCGGCGCGTCAAATATCTGCTTCGCGTAGATCTTGTCGTCTTCTTGAATGAATTGTTTGAATGTGATCATTAGTCTTTCTTTGCTACTAATATCAGCGCAAATGTTCCGTAGACATTAAAGTACTTGCTTGAAATACTGCTGCCCTTGACATCAACTGGGATAATGTAGAAGTTTTCATCCACATCAAAATCTTTGCCGCCAATAGTCTTAACCATTGATGCGAGCGCTTTATCGCTGTCACTAACTTTATCTTTAGCATCATTAAAGATTTTAAGACCCTCGTCCGTAAAAGTCCTGTCGCTAACGAATGTTTTTTTCTTTCGTATCAGACCAGAAATTTTAACACCTGGAATAGTTGAAAGAACCTGCCACATCTTAGCACCACTTGGGGTTTGAGCGTCACCGCTTGCAAGTGTCAATTTAAAGATGCTGAGCGCGATGCCGTAAAGTGCAAGACCGATCTTCTTGCCACGATACTTTTCAAGAACAGATACGGTATCAACTGACCAAAGATCGCCACCACCGGTCTGCCCAATAACCATTTTACCAATTACTGGAATATCGTCAACGTCACTTGGTTTAAAGTCTGGGTCAGTAATGAAGAACCTAACCTCTTTCGGGTCCTTCATTGCGAACCATTCTAGACCGCTGCCACCTGGAAGACTTCGTCGCTTCTCATAAGCTGCCTTCTCTCGAGCATCAGAAAAATTAAGGTGCCCTACCTCGTCATCAGAACCTGAATAATCGATTGGGTCTATTTTAGTAATTTCAGTAAGTAGCATACGAATATTTATCAAGACCTCTTACTGTTTGCAAAGATTCAATAGCTCGTCTTTAGTTAAATCGGATCGATGCCATTTAGCGTTATTCTCACGCCACGGTATAAATCTTAAATTTGCTTGGTGCGACACTTGCTCTGGTGTAAGACCGTCTATCCATCCTTGAATAATTGACAAACGATGGTCTACTTGATAGTTGTCTTCGGTAAGACTATTCAATCCACGCTTTGAGGCATCGTAGTTCTGAATGAGATGGACATTCTTGTTAGTTAACGCCCAGACTTTTCTTCTGTATTTTACAACTTCAGGCAATTGCGAAAGAGGTATCCATCGTCCTGCTTCTTCATGAGTCTTTCTGATGCTACCATAGTTTCCTAAAACACTTTCACTTATCTTCTTTTTAGAGTCTGTAGAATGCTTCTCTCCAGACCTAGCGTTTTTGTAATCTGTTGAACTCACAAAAAATCTCATACTCGATATGTGTTTTGCTTTCTGCTCAGGAGTAAGTAACTTGCCTAAATTGCTTGAGCTGATCTTCTGTCTGACTTCATCTGGGGTGATGTTTCCAAGATTCCAATGAATCAGGTCGCCCGATGCGAACTTCGCAGACATCGCCGCCGATTGCTTTAGCTTCTGTTCTTCTGTAGCAGGGATACCTTTGTTTGGCGCACCTCGCGCTTTAACCCTAGCTTTTGCCTCTTCGGACCGCTCTAACCTATAACCGCCTTTGTCTTTATTCCAAGACGATTTTCCGATTCGACTTGCCGAGATTTTTGATGATGCTAATGCTTTGGTTTCAGGACTCATTGCGGACTGCCTGGCAATTGCCGCAAGTCTCTTTCGCTCAGAACTCTCTTCGCTCTGAAGAGGTGCACCTGGGAATTTAGCAATGTACTCTTCCCGAGTAATGGAGTGCGACAAAAGATGCCGCTTGTTAATTGAGTTGAATAGCTTTTGGCAGATTGCGCAAGAGATCATACTATGCCTCGATAATGTTATCAAGACTATTTATAACACAAGACAACAAAAAGGAGACCGAAGTCTCCTTTTATTTCTAGGTTACGATTGATTAGATCGTTGCTGAAGTAGCAACTACACGAATAGGAATGTAGATATATTCCGATGCGCGGGTAGGTTTGATAGCAATATCCAACCACAGTTCGTTACGGTCAATACGCTCTGGCGTGTTGTTTGTAGCATCGCAGTACGAAGCATAGTCAGACAGACCGCGCTTGATAAGGATGTCATTCATTACGCCGTCAGCAGCAGTCTTCAGATTGTCGCGAGTCATCTGATCGTTTGGTTCGAACACGAACGGCATAGCACCCTTACGGAGTGTACGACGCAGGTACATAACAAGACGAACAACGTTCACACGGTCCATAGCGGATGCTGCTGGAGCAGAAGTCTTCTGGCCCCAGACGAGGATACCACGACCTGGGAAGAACACGATTGGGTTGATGTTCTTGTCGTATTCATAGAGGTTGTCGCGTTGACCGGCGTTCAGATTTGTTTCAACAAATGTTGTAGCAGTTCCGAGAGTACCAGTAACATAACCAACCTTTGACACATTGAATGTCAGACCACGTGAGATACCTGCCGGAGCAGTCCAAACGTATGCTTGATTATCGCTGTAAGCAATAGTACGAAGTGCTACACCAGATGGAGCACCAAGAACATTGCGACCATCCAAATTGGACTGAAGTGCCCATGGGTAGTAGTAAGCAACAGATGTCTTGCTCTGGCGTGCTGATGTGAGCGACCATTGTGCTGTTTGATCAGCATTCAAGTTCACTGGTGTGTCAGCGAGAACCATTGCTTCTTCAAATACGTCTGTGCTCAGAGTTACGAGTTCGTCAACGACTTCGTAGTATCCTGGGCAGAGGATCAAATTGTATTCGTACAGTTCAGAGCGAACTTCAACGTTGCTGTTTACAGCGGCTTGAAGAGCAGTAACAATTGACAAACGACGCTGAGCGTCAGAAGCGCCGAGCGGAGTAGCGATTGTGACTGACGATGCTGTTACAGTGAACACATCACCAGCAGCAAATGCTGTAGCACCTGGAACGATAGTGAAGTTCAAACGGTTGTCATCAAACGGCGAGT